TTACCAGCCAATGCATCAATGTGTTCTAAAGATGGATCTTTAGGTGCTCTTGGTGCTGGTGGTGGTAAAATTCTATCAATATCTTTTATACCTAATGCTTCATACATTTTTCTAAATGCCATATACAAATTATGTATTTGTGGATTTGACATAGCAAGTTGTAAACCAGTTTGTGCTAATGTTAGTCTTTGTGACATAGAAAATATATTTGGATCTGCAACTGGTAATACATCTATCTTGTCATCAAAGTCTGTAACTTTAATATTTCTTTGTCCACCTACAACATCGTATGGATATTCTGGTGGTAGGTAAGTAGCAAAAGTTTTTGCTAACAATTTAAATTCTTTTTTAAGTGCAACGTACAGTCGTTTATGGATTGCTGACATTACCCTTGAACCACGTTCTAAAAGAGCTACGGTCGTACCAACGGCTGCGCCTTGGTTCCCGTCACCGACCTGCATGTCAGCAATGGACGCGAATCTCTGTCCTGCTTGAACTACAAT